AAAAGTCGTGGTTGTTGAAGACCGCCCAATTGAAACCAAAGCGCAGCCAAAAGCACAGGAGAAGAAATCATGAGTATCACTCCAGGGTTTAAGGAAAAGAAAAAGTTCATCTTACTCGCGCTTCGCCGAGACTCGGATACAGCAGGCACTGACTATATCGCTGCAGGTGCAACGCCTAAAGCCATATTGACCACAGGCCTAAGCGTAAAGCCTTTAGAAACTGAACAAGTTAGTCGTGACCTTGACGACGGCAGGAACGGCGGGCAACCCGTCATTCATACCAGCGAAATGATTAGTATCACAGCGCCTTTTGAGCTGGCTGGTTCTGGTACAGCATCTTCGCCTGCAGCTTGGTCATCTCTGGTTCAATTATCAGGTAAAGATGAAAACACGGATGTGGCGACTGAGGTGTCACATAACCGCATTCAAAATGCATCGGAAGAGTTAGACGGTACGATCTATTTCTACTGGGAAGGGATGTATCACATCTTATTAGCAGGTAAAGCGAGTATTTCCTACGCGGGCAAAATTAATGAACGCTTCATGGGTACCGCCGAAATTAAAGGTGTTTATGGGGGCACGTTGGAAGGTACACCGCCTGAACCAGATTTCAGCGAGTTTTCAGATCCTTTGCCCATGTCCAATACCAACACGACATTTACGCTAGATGGTCAAGCACTCAACCTCTATGAATACGAGCTAAACGGCAATGAAGACGTTCAATACGATGAAGGAACTGAGCGTAAGCAAATTTTTATTAACGACTGGAACGAAGAGGGTAAATGGATAATTGAAACACCCACGCTGAGCACGTTCGACCCATTTGCTATACAGCTGTCTGGCGTAATTATCCCGTTCGAACTTACCCACGGCGCTAATGAGGGTCAAGTTATCGCGCAAAAGAGCACAGGGGTTCAGATTTTAACGGTCAGCCCTGCAGAAGTGAAAGGTAAACAGGCCTGGGATATTAGTTACCGCGTTATTCGTGGCAACGACAGCCAGCTCGTTACTCGCTAATACAACGTGCCCCGTAGGGCGTCAAAGACGCTGAGTAACGGAGTCAGCGATTAATCACGGCCAAGGACGGCAACTTATTCAAGGTAAAGACATGCCGTTCGTTTTAAAAGCCAAAAAAGAAATCTGGTGGCCAGTAACTATTCACGAAAGCGTTGATGGCGGCACCACCGAGCCTAGAGAGTGTTCTTCACTTTTTGAGATCCTTGAGCCTGAGGAATATGACACGTGGAAGACAAAACCGGATGTCGACTTTCTCTGCCGTGTGGTTAAGGACTTAGGCCGCGACGTTAAGTTCGAAGACGGAAGCATCGTTCCCTCCAGTGAAGAAAATAAGCAAAGGCTGTTTAAAAGCTTTGGCTACGTTCGCGCAGGCTATATCAGAGCCTATCACGAAGCGGCCACAGGGCATCTGGAAAAAAACTAGAGGGGGCAGCCCATTATTGGGTGAATGGGCACGGCCCCAAAAAAGATGAAGTAAGCGAGTTACGTGAGCAGCTCGAAGCACTAGGCGCAAAGCCTGAATACATTAAAAAGCAAATTGATGCGATGTCACACCACTCAGACTTTGAAATATTTCGTGAAAACATGCCAGTCATTGCCTGGTTTAGCGAAGTAAGGCACCTACTCAAGTTTTGGGGTGGAAGATATCAAGGGTTAGATGTCAGCGCGGTTCAAGCTGACGCGCAAATGTCTGAAAGACAATTTTCACCCAAAGAGTATGTTCTGCTGAGAAAGCTAGCGACATTTATTTCAAACGAACTCAACGATAAGGCAGCATCCCAATGAGTGATATCGAAGTTGGCTTAAGACTTAAAGCAGACAACGATGGACTTGTGCGCGGTGTAAAGAAATCGCGAGACGAGATTGAGAAGTTTGGCAATGAAACCGAACAAGCTGGCCGCCAAGCATCACGTGCGTCCTCACAAATCGATTCTGTTGAACGCTCTATATCAAGCATCAAGACAACGACCCTTGGGCTTGGAGCATCGTTAGCGGGCGCATTTGCTCTTCGAGATATATCAAACTACGCAGACCAGGCAACGCTTATAGAGAATAAGCTGCGAGACGTTTCTGAAAGCACAGAGGCGCTAGAAGTAGCACAGAAAGCGCTACTACAGGTTGCCAACGAAACCAGAACTGAATTTTCATCCTCCGTTGCCCTATATGCCACTTTACAGCGCAACGCGCGTTCTTTGGTTGAGACCGACCAAGACCTTGTGGACATAGTAAAAACAGTCAATCAGTCCTTCGCTCTGAGCGGTGCCACTATCGCATCAGCTAACGCTGCGATAGTTCAGCTTAGCCAGGGCTTAGCTTCGGGAACGTTACGAGGCGACGAGTTTAACTCAGTTGCTGAGCAAGCCCCTGAAATACTCAATGCTGTTGCTAAGTATCTGAAAGTGACAAAAGGTGAGCTTCGAGAAATGGCTGCTGAGGGGCAAATTACTGCTCGTATTGTCGTTGAATCTTTAGCATCTGCTGCGGATGAAATTGATACCAGATTTTCAAAAGCCACAGCCACAATTGAGCAAAGTTTAACGGTAGCCAAAAATAACCTTACCGCGTTTATCGGAGAGCAAGACGAGGCGCTTGGCGTTTCTGAATCTCTCACCGGCGCAATCACAACGCTTGGAAACAACATAGAAGCCGTTGCAGATATCCTTGTAGCTGCCTCAATTGTTGTCGGAGGGCGCTACGCAGGGGCGCTCACGAGCGCTGCGATTGCGAAAGGTGTACTCATTAGACAAGCACTCATAGCAACCCCTGCAGTTACTGGGCTTAGTGCCTCATTAGGGGTTCAGGCTAGCAGAGCGACAGCTTCTACCATCGCCACTAATGCGTTAGCGCTAAGCATGCGAAGTCTCAACAGCGCTTTACTTTTGCTGGGTGGGCCTGCTGGTATAGCAATAGCTGCAGGCGCTGCTCTTCTTTACTACACAAGCAAGCAAGATGACGCACAAGTAGCGACTAGCGAGCATAGCGAGAAAGTAGCAACGCTGGTGAGTCGTTTTAAAGAGCTTAATAAAGTTCAGCGTCAAGGCGAAATAGACAAACTAAATGTTAAAGAGACGCAGCAAAAAGAAAAATTGCTTGCTCTTCAAAAAGCATATTCAGATGAGCAAGAAAGACAGGCGGCAGCCAATAGAAACGCAGCACCTGCAACTAATCAGTTTTCAGGTATCAGCCAAGCAGTAAGTAATTCTAACGCCCTGGGAAGTATCTCTACAGAGATTGAGGCGCTTAAGAACGACTTGGTAGAGACGCAATCACTCAAAGAAAAGTTATTGAGTGTTGATGACGCGGCTAAACAAGAAGAGCGCCTTACCGCCAAATCACGTTCTGAAGGCGTCAAGCGATTAGAAGATTCAATTGCCGCATATGAAAAGGATACGGACAATTACAGCCGTCAATTGCAAGTGAAGCAACAAGTGCTGGCTGGCAATCTGACTGCCGAAGAGGCCGCGATCTACGAATCAATGTGGCGAACTGAAGACGCCATGAATGAGCAGTACACCCGCCTTAAAGAGCAAATCACCGAGTTTTACGACAGTGAAATCCAAAAAGCGACAGGTAACAAAGAGCTTATTGCTCAGCTTGAGCAGGAAAAAGCTGACAAGACGTTGGAGATAAAGCGCAACCAGCAAGAAAACGAACGACTTCTTCAAGAGCAGTTTCAGCTCGATATGTCCCAAACCAATCAATCGTTTTGGGAAAAAATGAAGGGGCACATTGAACAGACGACCAACAATTTTGATGCGATGTGGGGCCAAACGTTTGATCGTTTCGCATCGGGCATAGGTGATGCCACGGCCACGGCACTGTTTGAACAGCAAAGCTTTGGCGAGGCGATGAAAAGCATTGCAAAAGGTGCACTTCAATCAATGATTTCGGGCTTAGTCGAACTGGGCGTTAAAAAGCTGGCGCTATATGCCATCGAGGAAGGCATACAAAAGACAGGTGCAGCGTCGAGCGTAGCCACTGCAGCAGTAACGGGAACGGCGCTCGCTTCAGCTTACGCGCCTGCTGCCGCATTTGCCTCACTCGCATCCTTTGGCGCTAACTCTGCGCCAGCCATGACAGGTATGACAGCGACAGTGGGACTAGCTGAAAGCCTTTCGATTCTGGGAATTGCTCACGATGGTATTGGTCGCGTTCCCGCTTCTCACGAAGGGACATGGCTACTTCGCAAAGACGAGATGGTTCTTAACCCCGCTCAAGCGGATAACTTTGGGCACATGGTCGATGCAGCGCGAGGCATGAAACAAGGCAGCCAAGGCAATACAACCTTTCAAGCGACATTCAACATAGACGCAACAAATGCGGTACCAGGCATGGAAGAAAAAATACGCGAGAGCGTGGAAATGGCGCAGCTGCAGTGGCAAGCCCAGTTGCGAGAAGACTTTTCTAATGGTGGCGAATTATCGCAAAGCTTAAGTGGGACGATGGCCGCATGAATGAGATTTTTGATTTTCCTCAACTTCCCGTTAGCCGTTGCCTGTTTGTTCCTCAGTTCAATACCAAAATGAACAGAAGTTCATTTAACGGTTTTGAGCATATTGTCGAGAACCCAGGCGAACGATGGATTGTTTCTTACAAGTTTTCAGTGCTGACATTTGAAGAATGCAAGGTGCTGAAGGCGCACTTAGCTCACTTGCGCGGCCCTGTTAATAAAACGCGTTTGTACGACACAACCTTTAACCAACAAAGCGGATTGTGGGCAGGCGTTCCTAGAGTAAATGGCGCTGGCCAGTACGGCATGATGTTAAACGCCGATGGGTTTGTACCCAACCTTTTGGTTGCAAGTGCAATGGACCGCTGTGTGATTGGCGAGCAGCTGCTTGAGATTAGGCAAGACTGCTATGCCGATGAGTTTGGTCGCACCACGCTTTACTTTACGAACGAATTACGCGAGCCCGCCACAGACAACAGCATTATTCAAAGCGATGTTTCTTCGCTTAAAACCATCGCGCGATGGATTAAACCAGAACAAATACAGCAGCTGTCTGGCAACCGCCGTTTGTACCGCAATATTACGCTTGATTTTGAAGAGGCATTCACATGATTGAGAGCGCAATTTCACCCACGATGTTAGAAGCCGCGCAAGCCAGCCCGTCACGCTTGCTCGCCTTTGCAGAATTAAACTTTAAGTCTGGCTGGGTACGAGTTCACACAGGTGTGGGCACCCGCGTTTATAACGGGCAGACCTATCTAGGCATAGGTGAGCTTGGCAGCATTGGCAGAGTTAGAGAGAACGCGAGCCAAAGTGGCAACAGAACCACGCTTTCACTTGTTGTGCGTGACCCATCGTTACTCAGTGAAGTCATGAACGAAGACCCCAACGGTCGCGAGTGTTTCATCCATCTAGTCGCGTTCGATGAGAACCGCCAAATAACAGAAGGCGCTGATTATTTTATCGATGCAGAAATGGTTGACCTAAAAGTTATTACAGGTAAACGCGCCGCGAACAAACCTGCGGTTATCAAAATCACTATTAACGACTGGTTCGAGCGATGGGCTCAACCTGTCGAAGTGGTAAAAACCACCGATGCAGCGCAGCAAGAACTTCACCCGGGAGACCGATTTTTTGACCTTGTAGAAGTGATCGCAGGCTCCCCTCTTTCCAGCCTTCCAGTTAAGACAAATTACGGCGGTGGCGGTAGACGTTCAACGCGCGGTAGAAGCGGAGCCCACCAACGATGAGAAACAAGAACTGGCCAGAAAAGCTTGTCACTTACCTGCAAGAGAATTTAGACACCCCGTTTGAGTGGGGCACGTTTGATTGCTGCTTGTTCGCTGCAAATGCTGTTCAAGCGATGACAGGAAAAGATTTTGCAGAGCCGTTTAGAGGTAAATACACCACTGAAAAAGGGGCAGCCAAGGCATTAATTAAATATGGTCATGGCGATATTAAAAGTACGTTAAATGCCATATTTGGTCCGCTTAAACCCCGTTTAAACGCAGGTCGCGGTGACTTGGTGCTTGTTGAAACCGACACGGGTGATGCCTTAGGGGTTGTTGCTAGCGGCAAAATTTGGGTGGCGACACTAAATGGCCTTGCCACTATGCCATTGAATCGCGCATTAGGTTGTTGGAGTGTGCCATGCCACCAGTAGCTGTCGGTGTTGCATTAGGGTTGGGAGCCGCAGCGGTAGGCGCTTCGGTTACGGTTTTAGGTGTTGGTCTTTCAGCTGCACTAAGTGCAGTGGCAATTGGCGTTGGCGGAGCTGCAGTAACGCATTTTCTGGGTGATGCCCTTACACCCGATATGGGCGACTATGCATCTGACCCTGCCACTGACCAGTCATTAAATACCAACGCTAACGATGTAAGAAAAATAGTGTATGGCGAGGCGCTAGTAGGCGGCAAAATCGTCGGCTATGCCAAGCCCACTATCGGTGGTGATGACTACCACATAATGGTGCTTCACCTTATTGGCCATCCGTGTGAGAGCGTAGATATTTATGAAATAGAAGGGAAAACCAAGAGTGAGCTTTCAGGATTAGTTTCCAGCCGAATCTATTTAGGCGACCAAACCACAGTGTGCCCACTTGCTAACCAATATATCAGTGGGTGGACATCGGAACATATAGGCGTAAACCAAACCTATGTGACGTTAAAAATTAAAGTTGATGATGAAGCGTTCCCGAGCGGGCTAAACGAAATTAAATTCGTTGTTCGTGGCCACAAGGTTTACGACCCCAGAAAAGACACGACGCAAGGTGGTGATGGTGAGCACCGTTTCGATGATGAATCAACATGGGAGTGGTCAAGCAACCCATCGCTTTGTAGTTACGACTGCTTACGCCGTTACGGCGCAAAGCCCGTTCCGCGTCGACGCCTCCCTATGGACTTTATTGCTGTTACCGCCAACTACTGCGATGAACAGGCTATCTATAGAGACGCAGAGGGCAATGAGCAAACAGGAACGCGCTTTGAGGTTAACGGTGTTTTAAACAATGGCATGCGCCAACAAGACATGCTTAACCAAATTATGGCGTGCATGGGAGGCAAACCCTATCGTGTAGGTGGTGTCGTCTACTTTAAGCCCGCTATGTATGCTGGCCCAGCAACAATAGTTATTGACGTAGATAACGACTCAATGACGTTTCCAGAGTACCGCCCTCATCGTCCATACAAAGAAAAAATTAACACGGTCAAAACCGAGTTTGTTAGCCCAAATCACAAGTGGCAAATGACCAATGCCCCTGTGGTAAAGAGCGCCGAGTACCGCGAAAACGACGGTGCTTACTTAGAGTCAAACCTGCGCTTCACGCTAATAACCCGCGACCATCAAGCGCAGCGAATAGGCAAGCTAGCAATGGAACGTAGCCGCGCGGGTTTTATGGCTACACACATTGTCCCGGGTGTTAGGCTAGATATCATTCCTGGTACATGTATAAAGTTTGTTGATGTCGAAACAGGCGTGAGTAAAGAATTTACCGTTGAAGACAGAGACTTTGATACTGAAAAACATCAGACCAAACTGCAGCTAATAGAAGATGGCCCGCAGATTTACCCTGACAGCTTTGAAGCTGCTGAAGGCGACTTAACGCCAAACACATCTTTGCCAGATGCTACCGTTGTGCAGGCTCCTGAAAATTTACAGTGGACAACCACCCCAAATGACAGCTGGCGACAAGGTGTTTTAACGTGGGACCATCCATCGCCTGCTAACGTGATTAGCTATGTTGTTTCAGTCAGCAACAAAGACAGCCAAACACCCGAGACTCAACTAACATTTACGCCTGCAAACAGAGCTCAGAGCTTAGCGCACTTGCCTGTTGGAGATTATACCGTAGCGGTATCTGCACGAAACCGATTTAGAACCAGTCCAGGCATCGGAAGAGACATTACTATTGGCGTGCCGTCAACGCCCACGCAAGGTGTGGTAGTAAATGTGTTGCCTGGTCGCATTGTGATTAACGGCCCTACTCTTCCCCATAACAACGCAACATATGAATGGAAGTACTCCTATGATGGCGATGAGCAGGAACATTTCGATAGCGCCATTTATATGGGTAAAGGCGACACCGTCACTATTACAAACACCCCACACGACGGCATTATCTATGTTTGGTATCGGCTTGTTGATGGCGACCAAGTAGACCCGAATTGGCTAAGCTTCAGCGTGGCCGATTTGATAGGTACCACGTTCGACAGAGTAGACCCAGAAATCATATCTCGAATTCAATGGCCAGGCTTACCAGCGGCACTAGGTGACCATATCGATGCTATCACTAATGATGTGGAGTATTGGAGCACGCAAACCAGCGAACAAGGCGACGACTATCAGCAGCTTATTTACAACCTGACTGAAGCGGTAAGCGCTAACCAGATAAACAGCACAGAGATAATCGGCCTCAAACAGAAAGTAGGTACCAAAACCGTCGCAGCACAATTTACTGAGTTCAAGCAGGTGAATATCGGTTATGAAGATGAAAACGGAGACTGGGTAGTTGGTGCGCCCCTTGTTCGTGCTTTCGACGAAGTAAAGGTCGTGAATAAAGATGGTGACGAATTATCAGTCATCAACTTCATGCAAGCACTTGAGACACAACTAGGTGAATTGGGCGGCACTTATTACCTTGGCGTTGTAGATGAAAACGAAAATTTCACCGGGCTAAGTATACAGGGCGGTAATGGCGACAGTGACATACTGCTTTACATGGATAACCTTCGCTTTGCGAGCACTGCAGGTGAAGTGTTCTTCTGGTTGAACACAATAAGTGGGCGATTGGAAATAGGTGCAAACACAGAGTTCACAGGCACGTTAAGAGCAGCTAGAGAAGTTACAATTCTAGAGCATTTTATGCGAGTTCAAGACTATGGTGGTTTTGGACCAGACAACTTAGTTATTTGGGAAGGAGATCCTATCTTAGATGGAAACGGACAGCCCGACTATGCTCAGCTTCGCAAATCAAATGGTAAATATGGTTGGAAAGACAGTTTTGCTAATGAATATCTAGGTGGATCGTTAACAACGGGCGAATTGATAAACGGTGGCGACTCAACACTTCTAACTCTTAACCCTTCAGTGGAAGTAGGCCCATTCACAACTAACGGTAACCCTAAAACGGTTAGTTGTAGCTTCGGTTGGCGAGGTACCTACACGTGGGATGAGGCGTGTCCAACAAATCAAGACTTTGTGCCTGAAGCGACGGTCATACTAGAGCGCAGTACAGGTGGAGGTGGATGGGCAGAACTGCAACGTCAAGTTTTTAATGGGGATGTTAACTACCGCGAGTTTGATGATTTTGAACATGGAGTAACAACGTGCACAATGCAGGAAATTTCTGGTGGTTCATTTACTTACACTGACACCAGCACCTCACTAGCAACATTCGCATACAGACTAAGAGTTGAAGGTCAACAGCGTGCTCTACTGCAACAATTCATTGATTCTCAACGATTGAGTTTAATAAGCGTAGAGGGGCGTCCGTCATGACCGCAGTGAGAGAGTTCCCAAGCGTTACGCTTACAGACAACAGTAATCTGGTACAGATAAACACTAACGATTCTAACTTTTCAGTAGTGCCGGGAAGTGTGATTTTTATCGCAGGGGATAGGCCACGGTTGGTCACGATTGGCGATACCGTTAATCGTACATTAACGCTGGCCATTGCTTATACGGGCAATGACATAGTAGAGAAAAGCGCAACTCTAATACCGCTTGGTCAAAACGATGCCTTATTGTCCGCTATCACTTCACTAACACAAGCACAAAACGGACTAGCCGAAGCGTACGGTGACGGTCCTGGTAATGTCAGTGAAATTAGCTTTTCAATGATTGTCGACCCACCAACAACGGCTACGCAGTGGCCTACGTGGGAGCAAGTGCAAGGCGATATAAATGAAGTGCTGCCTGAGACAGCAAAGCGTTTCCCTAACTTCCCTGAAATTGGGGGCAAGGTTTCCGTTGACCAGCTACCCGATAATATCGACACGGACAATAAACGCACACAGGCCCTAAGCCCACCTGTAAAACAAAATCAAAGCTTAACTCACATTCTTAGCGATTACCCCACGCTCAAGAAGACAGAGGTTTTACCCGAAGACTCACCTAATAATGAACCTCAAATTCGTTACGATGATGTGCGTGGATTGGTGCATGATTAACAGACAGATGGGTAACTATTCCTACAGTCGTTGGTTCAAGGAAATTCGCAATTTTCCCACGAGGCACATTCATACGCCTTAACTCTGCTTACTCAGGTGGTATTAAACTTAGAGTTTACCCGATGGGTGCAGGCGGTAACGGTTTACCGGATAACCCCACTTTAGCTAATCACCAGTGGCACGAGTATGAAACTACGGTTACTGACCTTTATAAAATAGGTGAGTTCAACAGCGAATATTTTGAGGGAATTATTGACTATGTTGAACTCGATAACTCGTGGGCTACGCTCGATGCAGACCGTTCTTACTATCGCTCGTTAAATGGTTATTTTGATGTTGCTTTTGGCACGTTAAAAAGCCCGTTTAGAAACTTCTACCAAAAAGCTGATGGTTACTGGTACAGCGAAGACATAACACCTCAAATGCCTAATTACATGGGGTCTAGTTGGACGCAAGACCCTAATAACTACCGTAGCTACTCCGTAGATGATGCGTCCGGCGCGACTGATGCTTTGAGGTTCTTCGGTGACGACTATGACGAATACAGCTTTGAAATAATTCTTGTAGTCCATGTTATGAACCGTCACATGGCAGTAACCATTTCCAATAGCGCTCCCAATATTGTCTATGAAGCTGAACCTTATCGTTTCCTCACAAATTCTGAGCGTATTTACTTAAAAAGAAGAAATCTTGGTATTACAGGAAGCATAACTGTGGAGTCTATTAAAATAAGGATACCTGTCAGTGAGTATTAATCGTTTATTTGATGTGAATTTAAAAGCCGCTGACGGTTGGACGCAGGGTGAGGATTGGGACGATTGTAACCCTGTTCAGGATATAAACGGCATATACCACCGAATCTACAACAATAGTGACGGAGAGAACCCTAACTATCGAATAGAGCGTGGAGATAATTTTTATATTGGCTCTCACCCTTCGGAAGTTCGCGATTGGATACCAAGAACTGCGCCTTGGAATTTTGATATTGACGAAGCCATTAAAGGGGCTTGGTTCTCTTTTTACTTTGGCTTGCAAGTTGGTGAAAGCGATATAGACACAAGCTTAGATAACCATTCACCTTGGATTATCAACGCTCCTGAGAATTTCATTTTATTAAGTGCAAATTACCACCGATTTTACAGCGTAAAAATCAAGGACTCTCAAAACCTTTTAACACTAACCAAAGACAATCGTGGCACCGAAATACACGGCGCGATTATGAGTAACGCAGGGTTAATAAACACAGGTGGATATCGTATGTTTGATTGGGTGCTAAGAGGGTTAACGTTTATAAAAACGCTGCTAAAAGCTTTGGATATCCCCATCGGCTCTAGCAATGTATCAATGCAAGGATTTGATATTAATGGTTCTGGCGATATAGGTATCGCAGTAAGAGCGGGTCACTCTGAGATTGAAATAGTAGGCGGTAAGGTAGTTAATGAAAACAACCTTTTTGCAGAAAACGCCACCCCATTTATCGGCATTCACTTAGAGCAGGGTAGTAAGGCGATTGTTCGCTATGTCGATACGCAGGGTTTTAGTGATGAAGGGTTTCGGTTTGAATGCCCTGTTGATGTTAAAGGTTTAACGTC